AAGGATGAATCTGGTAAGTATAAGATGCTTGTTAAAACACATGCTTGCAACTTCGGTGAAGAATTAGATTGCCATGATGATGGTGATCATACATATCATGCAGATGACCTCGCCACAGATAAGGCAAAGGCAAATGGTATTCTTGTTGATTATTATACTCCAGTTCGTTCTGGTGCTAAGCAGATTGAAATTGATGCTGAGAAGTTCGCTGGTTCTTACTACCTAGAAGGTTCTACTCTATGGAGAGACACGAATGGTGTTGACCATCCAGCAGAATTCATTATTCCTAACTGCAAGATTCAGTCTAATTTCACATTTACAATGGCTGCTACTGGTGATCCATCTACATTCACATTCACAATGGATGCGTTCCCAGGTTACACAAGATTTGACAAGACTCATAAGGTCTTTGCTATGATCCAGATTATGGAAGGTCAGACAGCTGCTTCTGATGCTAATAATGATCTACACCGTGGTCGCACATGGCATGCTGCAGATCTTGCTGCCCTTGAAGGTGAAGGCGGAGCTGCTGATAACCACGATAACTAGTAGAGGTATAGACTATGTTTTCTCACTCTGGTAAAAGAAAGAGAGTAGCTAAACCAGCTACTGTTACCATTATTAAGCCTGACGAGAAAAAAGTTAGTGTAGTGAAACCTGCTTTAGATTTAACTAAAGCTAAAATTACTATCATTAAACCAGAGCCAGGTTTAAAGGTCATGGTTGAAGAAAATGAAGGGGAAGACTAAGGTCTTCCCCTTTTTATTTTAGGCAAAGGTGTTTTCATTTATGAATATAATGGTAAAATTAATAGAAAATGTTGCAAAAGATGTTGAAAATGAAGCGCTTAAAAATGCAGGCGAAGAGATTGCAGAAGATGTTGTCTCTATATCAGAAGAAGAGTTTTTTGAAACTACTTTAAATTATATAAAAGAAAACGGAGCTAACTTTTCTATTATTAAGAAGGAAATACAAAAATTTTTAAATAAATTAGAAGATTATGATAATTCTCCTTCAAAAGGAGGGTCTTCTATAGAAATGATTACTAGAAACTTAGAGTTAAAAAAAGAGTTTATTTATAAAGATTTCTTTAATATTCAGAATTTAATTAATAATTTTTTGGGACAAGATATTGTAATGACATATGTTCATATTGATGAATCTGGGAGACGAGAAATTAGAATAAGCGATAATAATATAGAACATCTTGCTGTTACAGAGGGCCAAAGATGGCCAAATGGTCCAAAATACGCTAAATTAACTTATGTAGTTGAAGATCATTATGAAAAATTAAAAAATGAGTTACCAGAAGAAGAAAATGAGCATTTACAAATTACTGCAAGTGAAGTTGATAAACGATATAAAGAACACAGAAGAAAAGTTCTATGAGAATGAGTCCCTTCATCTTGAAAAGGTTATCAATTAAGTAATATGGGCCCTATTAATGAAGCATATGTAAATATGTATGTTCATAATATAAAATTAACTAGCCCTTTGGAAAAAGACATAAATGATTTTATGTTAGATACTTCATATGGTGCAATTAAAGCTGATGCAACAAGAGGCTTTTTAATAGGTGATGTTTCTAATGGAACAACTCAATATGCTGTAAAAGGAATATTTGGCTCTCCTCAAGGAACAAAAGAAGTTATTAAAGCATTTAAAACAATGGCCGAAGATAATTTTTCAGAAGAATCTTTTGCTGCTTTTATTAAACAATTTACTTATGATGAATTACATAGAGGATATAAGCCACAAATAAAAGAATTAACTCAAAAAAGTATTAATGCTACTGCAAGATTTATGTCTAATGCTTAAAAAATTTTTGTTATAATATAAGAGAAAAAGGAGGTCATTTTATATGGCAAAACTTTATTTTGTATATATGCACAATAATAAAATTAATAATAAAAAATATATAGGACAAACTTGTAATATAGAAAAAAGATGAGAATATAATGGGTGCCATTACGAAAACTCCTTTAAATTCTATAATGCTTTAATTAAGTATGGTTGAAATAATTTTGATCATATTATATTAAAAGAAAATTTATCTTTAGAAGAAGCTAATTTTTGGGAATCTTATTATATTAATTATTATAACTCTATTGAAAATGGTTATAATATAAAATCAGGCGGTTCTCATGGTAAATTATCAGAAGAACAAAAAGAAAAAATTAAAAAATCAAACAAACAAACTTGATTAAAAAAAATAAAAAATATAGGTGAAGATAATTACATAAAACAATGTAGAAATGCTCAGAAAAATATTACTTCTAAAAAAGTAATGTGTGTAGAAACTAAAAAAATTTATAATTCTATTTCTGAAGCATCAAGAGAAACTCATATAGCATTAAGTAATATCTCGCGTGTTTGTAATGGAGAAAGACGGTCTGCAGGAAAAGATTTAATAACAGGCCAAAAATTAACTTGAAAATTTTATGATGAGAAAAAGGAGGAAAATTAAGTATGGGACGTCCAACATATGCAAAATTAAAATTATCTTCTGAAATTGCTCCAAAAGAATTAGAATGGGGTGAGCAGAAGATTGAAATTAAACAGTATATATCAATTCAAGATAAACTTACTCTTATTGGCGATGTATTAAATGCGGCCGCAGATGAAAATCGTTTTTATGCGCAAGGAAAAGTAGATATGTTTTTTGCTCTTAAAGTAATTGAAGTATATACTAATTTATCAATTACTGATAAACAAAAAGAAACTCCTGCTAAATTGTACGATGACATCAAGGTTTCTGGTTTTTATGACGCTGTTATCGCGCAAATCCCTGATAAAGAGATTGATTATCTTTATGATTTAGTTTGCGCGACAGAAGACCAAGTATATAAATATCAGAATTCTGCTTATGGAATTATGGATGCTATGAATACTGATTATAATAATTTAAACTTTGACATTGAAAAACTTACCAAAGAAATTGGTAATAGAGAGAATGCACAGTTTCTTGATGAAGTATTAACCAAACTTGGTTAATTAATCTGCTAACTTCTTAAAGTATAAAGAAGAATAGACATATTAAGACCCTACGAGGATTAATTTTCTTCGTAGGGTTTATTTTTTTATATTGGGAGAGAAAGGAGCGGAAATATGCCAAAACAGATAAATGTTAAGTTGGGGTTTGAGGCTGATACCAGTCAAGCTAAAAAACAACTACAAGATTTGCAAAATCAATTAAGTAAATTAACAGTTCAATCTGGATCAAATAATAATTTGTCTATTACAAAAGATATACAAGAAGCTACTGTTGCTGCCGCTCGTTTAAAGGTTGAATTAAAAGAAGCTATTAATCCTACAACTGGAACTTTAGATTTAAGTAAATTTCAACAATCTTTAAAACAAAGCGGAACAAGCTTAGAACAATATAAACAAAGTTTGGAGCGTCTTGGACCAGAAGGAACAAAAGCATTTAACCAGTTAGGCAATGCTATTTTAGCGTCAGAGATTCCGCTAAAACGAACTAATCAATTATTAGATCAGTTTGCAACAGCATTAAAAAATACTGTTAGATGGCAATTTTCTAGTTCTGCCCTTCACGGTTTTATGGGGGCAATTCAAGGAGCATATGGTTATGCGCAGGATTTAAACGCATCTTTGAATAGTATTCGGATTGTTTCTGGTCAATCGGCTGAACAGATGGCTCGTTTTGCAGATCAAGCCAATAAATCTGCACAAGCATTAAGTACTAGTACATTGGCATATACTGATGCTGCTTTAATTTTCTATCAACAAGGTTTAACTGGAAATGAAGTCACAGAGCGTGTTGATACTGTATTAAAATTATCTAATGTTACTGGAGATAGCGCTGAACAAGTATCTAATTACATGACAGCCATTTGAAATAACTTTTATGATGGAAGTCAGTCATTAGAATCATTTGCTGATAAAATTACTGCCCTTGGTGCAGCAACAGCGTCAAGTTCAGCCGAAATTTCGGCAGGCTTACAGCAATTTGCTGCTATTGGTAATACGGTTGGTTTAAGTTATGACTATGCGGCAACTGCATTAGCTACTATTGTTGCTCAAACTCGTCAGTCTGAATCAACAGTTGGTAATGGTTTAAGAACTGTTTTTGCTAGATTATCAAGCTTAAAAGATGGCGGCGTTGAAGATGGTATTGATTTAACAAAATATACTGAAGCATTGCAGGGTGTTGGCGTAAGTGTTTTAGATCAAAACGGGCAATTAAAAGAAATGGATGCTATTCTTGATGATATAGGCGAAAAATGGCAAACATTAGATAAAAATCAACGAGTAGCTTTAGCTCAGACTGTTGGTGGTGTTAGACAATATGCTACTATTATGGCTTTATTTGATAATTGAGATCAGTTCCAAAAGAATCTGGACGTTACTCGAAATGCCGATGGAGCTTTACAAGAACAAGCTGAAATTTACGCTGAAAGCTGACAAGCTGCTCAAAAAAGAGTCAAAGCTGCATGACAAGCAATTTATCAAGATTTAATTGATGATAAATTCTTTATAACTATGTTGAATGGACTAGAATCTGTTTTGCATGGGGTCGATCAATTAATTGAAACGTTTGGTGGATTAGGAGGAGTTTTATCAACTCTTGGTGCCATAGCGACGCAACTTTTTTCAAAGCAACTTACACAAGGAGTTTCAGATTTATTATATAATTTAACTCCATTATCAATAAAGCAAAAAGATGATGTTACTACAAAAGAAGAAACATTAAAATTAATGTTTCCTGGAGAACAGTCTGACTATACGACAGTTGGACAGCAAGAATATAAAATTCAAAGTGATAATTATGATATTCAAAAACAAATTTTAGCTAATAGTAATAAATTAAGTGATAAAGATAAAGAAATTCTCGGTCTTTTGACAGAGCAACGCTCTGAATTAGAAAAAATTAGCATTGAAAGAGCGAAATCTTTACAAGAAGCAAAGGAAACTTCAGAAAAAAGTGCTGTTAATTTAATGCGACAAGCTATGGGTTCTAATGGAATACCTGATCAAGCACAATGAATTGAAGATAGAGTGGCTTTAGAAGATCTAACGAGAAATGCGTATGGCCTTGGTATTAATTCAGATGCTGCTTTTGAGGCTAATGGAGAATTAGAAGACCATATACAAGCAATGATTGAATATTATGGTCTTAGTGAGCAAGCTGTAAGAAAATATGTGGAAACAATTGAAAATGAAATTGCTGCAGAAAAAGCGTTGGATGATTCTAATAAAAATTTAGAACAAAGTCAAGGTAGTATTAATAATTTATTACAAGGAACTGCTGCAATAGCTCCTTCTGTAGCCGATAGTATTGTTCATTTAGCGCAAGCTGGAACAGCTCTATTGTCAGCAATTAATGCTATAAAAGGAATGTGGGAAACAATACAAAACCCTGATTTATCTTTTATTGAAAAGTTAGCATCAGTTATGACAACAATTGTAACAGTTTCAATGTTGCTAAGTAGAGCAAAAATGGTTGAAACAGGAAAGTCTATAGTTAATACGGCTGCTACAATTGCAGAAACAGTGGCTAAAATGGCTAATGCAAAAGCGAGCAAAGCACAAGCAACAGAATCGCAAAAAGTCGCTGCAAAAAAAGCGTTAGAAGCTGCAGCAAATGCAAAAAGTAGCGCTGCAATAAGTGGTTTAGGTGCAGCATTTAAATCTTTAGGAGCATCATTAAGTGTTATTGGACCTTATTTAATTCCTATTGCTGTTGGAATTGGTGCAGTAGCATTGGCAATATGAGGATTAGATAAAGCTATTTATACCACTAAAGAGCAATTAGCTGATGCAAATAAGGCTTTAGAAAAATCTAATGAAGAATTAAGTAGGGCTTCAGATTCTGCGCAAAAAGCAAATGATGCTTATAAAAAACTTCAAGAAACTTTTGACGATTTTGCAGATAGAAAAGAAGCTATTGATAAAATGACTGAAGGTACCCTTGAGTGGAAGGATGCTATTACAGCTAGTAATAAAGAATTATTAGATTCATTAGAGGCTGCTGGTCAGTTAGGAAAAGTTAAAATTAATTATGATGGTCGAGGACTAGCATCTATTAGTCCTGAAGATCAACAAAAAGTTTTAGAAGCGTCTCGTCAAAATGCGAATATGCAAAATATTCGAGAATTATATGCAAAAACAGATGTTTCAGAAAAACAATTAAATCAGTCTTTAGCTGAATTGACGCATGAACTTGGTGCATATAAAGCAGAAGTTTTAATGGATCAAGGGTCGCCATATGAGTATAGGCAATCATTAGATGCAGCAGGAACTAAAGATTTATTAGAAAATTTTGGTACTAAAATTGCTGATGCTGGAATGGCTGGCTTAACAGGTGAAGAATTACTTAAAGAATATCAAGCTGGTAATCAAAAATTAGAATTTTTAAGCCAAATTCCTGATTTAGCAAATAATGCAGATTTGCTTGATGCAATTGCAAATGCTGCAGAGGTTGTTAGTACTTCTTTTACTGAAGCTGATGCATATAAAACAGAAATGGGGCGTCAGGTTTTAGATAATGCAGGAATAGAAACTCCAGATTGAGCTTCTGCTGCAATGTCTAAGGCTATAGGTGATGCACTATATCAAGGCTTTACTGATGAAGAAATTACTTCTCGGATGAATAATTTATCTGCTGAAGATAAAGCCTTATATGCTGCAAATACTGAAGGTGTTAATTGAAATGCTACTAAGGGGCAATTCGTAGATGACTCTGGCCAAAAAATAGAAGTTGATGAAGAATCTATTGCTAGATTAGTAATGTTAATTGATGCAATAAATAATTTTGATGCTGGTTCTGAAGAAAATCAAGAGGTACTTCAACAAGCTGAATATTCCGCTAGAGATCAATTAGCGCATGATACTGTAGCTAAATCTGGTATTAGTGGTCCAGAACAGCAGCAAGCTTTTGAAGAATGATTTAATAGCCTCAATTCAGAAGATTTATCTTTATTAGCAAAAATAGATATTAATGAAGAAGATTCTTTAGAAACAATTCAACAAAAAATGGAAGACATGGAGCATATGATGAATTTCCAAATCGATGCTGATGTTGATCCAGAAGAGTTAGAAAATCTAAAGAATTATATATATGAAAATGCTACAGCAATTGATGATTTAGATGATCATTTGGCAGAATGCGAAGCTGAAGCTAATAAAGTTGCGCATTCAATTTTAAGATTTGATGATGCTGTTCAAGATGTATCTGAAAATTATGATAATTGAATGGCTCAATTAAGTAGTGGTGCATTCCAAGATGTTGCAGCATCAATTGATGATATTCAAGATGCTTATGGCGACTTATTAGATATTGATCCAAGTGTTTTAAGTGATGGTTTTTTACGTAGCACTCAAAATATGGAAGACATGAAAGCTGCAATCGAAGGTGATGAAGAAGCTTATAATAGATTGCAAGAAGCAATGGGACAAGATATAGTCGCTGGTTTAAAGTTAGATGACGCAGATTTAGCTAATTTTAATAGTGCTTTAGCAGAAGTTCAGAATGCAATTGATGGAATGAATTGGCAAGAAATTAAAGTTGGAGCTGATTTGGATAATGGTAATTTCTTACAAAAATTAACTGATATGGTTAATGCTGCTGGAATGACTGCCGAACAGGCTACAGCTTATCTTGCCTCAATGGGTATTGATGCTGAAATTGAAACTGTTCCAGAAGATATAAAAACAGTTAAAACTACTCGTCAATATTGAGTACCACCAACTTATACAACAACACCTATCCCTGTTGGCGGTACTGAACAGCCTGAAACATATAATCAATTAGAAGTTGCTGAACCTGGACATTTTGAACCGGTTGAAGAAAATTCTACAGAAGAGGCTTCTCCTAATGCTTGAAGTTTAAAAGTTACCTCTGCACACAAGTCATCTGGTGGTGGTTTTAAATTTAATAACTCATCACATGGCGCTGGTAGTAAAGGAGCTGGTGCTCCAAGCAAAGGCGGTAAATCTGGTGGAGGTGGAGGCGGTTCCTCAAAGAAAAAAACCGTTAAAGAACACAAGAAGCCAGAAAAGAAAGAAGATCGTTATCATGACATTAAAGAGCGTATTGAAGATTTAAATACGGAACTCAAGCGCTTAGAAAAAACTGAAAGTAGAGTATACGGTAAGGCAAAACTCAAGTATATGGATCAAGAAATTGAAAAACTTGAGAAACAAATTGAACTTACTGATGAATATATAGCAGAAATTAAAAAATATGCGGCAACAGACCAGGCTAACCTTCGTGGCATTAATATGGGGGCTACATTTGATGAAAATGGGCGTCTTAATAATTATGAACAAGTATTAGCAAATATTGTTGCAGATTATAATAATGCTATTGCTGCTTATAATAGTGAAGTAGATGTATTTAATGCTAGTGAGCAAGAAGATGCAGATAATTCACGTCTTGAAGCCGCAGATAAAGCGGTAAATAAAGCTAAAGAAATTTATGATGAACGCTTAAAAATTCTCGATCAATATGAAGATACTTATAATCTTCTTCAGCAGAAGATGGATGAGCGTATTGACCAAGTATGAGAATTGTTCGATCAACGTCTAGAAAAAATTACTTGACAAGTTGAATTTGAGTTAGATTGAAACGAAAAAGAACTAACTCACTTTGATTGAATATTAAAATATATTGGCAAAGATGCTGATCATGCTGCCGATGCTATTGCTAATCTTAGTCAACAAATGGGTGTTTATGAAGATAGTCTTAACTGGGCAAAAGCTGGTATTAGTGAAATCTTCAACTTGCATGGAATTGATTTTGACTTTGATAATGTAGATCCACAAGCGTTATATGATCAATTAGCCAATTTCATGAATCAACAAAATCTTGAATCTCAACTTACTGAAAAAGAAGCGGAAGCATTATTATCTTATATGGATGCAATGCGAGATGCTTATGACGGTATGTATGATGCTTGAATGGATGCTCATGATCATATGATGAAGGCATGAGATGAATGACAAGAAAGATTACAAAATGGTCTTAATGATATAGCTCAATATGGTCAAGAACTTGAAGGTATCCAAAAGATTGTTGAATTAACTGGGCGTAAAATGTTGAAGATGACAACACAGGATATCAATCGTATGAATCAAGCGTTAGTTGTCAATTCACAAGAGTATTTACGTGCGGCCACAGCGCGCAGAGATGCACTAGAGCCAGAAGTTCTAGCGGCTGAAAAGCATTTACAAGAACTTATTGCTGGTGGAGCTAGCGAAGAAGCCATTAATCTTGCGCAAAAAGAATATCGTACAATGATGGAAGATTGGCAAGATGCTACTAATGAATGGTATGATGCATTTGCTAATGCATTACAGGCTGGTGAAGATGCATTTGAATCGTTCATTGAAAATAGTACCAAAGACTACAAAGAAGGCTTTGGTAAGATGGATCTTGACTACATGCAAGAACAATTCGATCGCCAGAAAAAAGTTAGAGATTTATATCTTGACGATTATCAAAAATATCATGAATTAAATAAAACGGCACAAGAACTTAATAAAAGTTTAGCAAATACTAATAATAGTGTAATTCGTGATAAAATGCTTGAATTACAAGATGATATGAATGCAGCAATGGAAACTGGCGTTCAAATTTCATCAGCACAGGCTGAAATATATGCGCGCAGAGTTGCATTATTACAAGCTGAAGCTGAACTTTTGGATGCGCAAAATGCCAAGAACGCTGTTAGAATGACTCGTGATAATGAAGGTAATTTTAGTTATACATACACTGCCGATCAGGAACAGACTGGTGAAGCACAGGATAATTATGGCGATAAATTCTATGAACTTCTGGATTTTGAACGTAATTATGCAGATCAAATCCAAGAAGAAATGTTACAATCATTTCAAGATTTCATTGATCGAAGAAATGAAATAGCAGAATTATATAAAGATGATCAAGATGCATATAATCAAGCCATGGAAGATTTACAAGAAGAGTATCTTGCTTATATGGATTATTATGTTGGCGAACTTGATATGGATTTATATGAAATGCAAAGATTGCGTGATTATGATTGACTCGATTTTGAAAATATTACAAAATTAAAACTTGCCGAACATAATGATTTTATCACTTCTTTTAAAGAGACTATTGCAGGTGAATTAACTGGTAGTTATAATAAGGCTGGAGATTTAGCCAATGTGTGAAAAGGATTAATGGAAGAATCTTGTCGGGTTGCAAACCAAGCTGTTAATAGTTATCAAATTAATACTCAAACTACTTATGAGAAAGCCGGAGAAAATATTGATACTTATGGTACTAAAGTAAACCAAAAATTTGATGAAATGGCTAATAATAGCTCTATAACTGCTAATACTGTTGAAAACATGGGTCAAGATATGGTTAATACTATGGGCGGCATCCAAACAGCAGCTTATGATTTAGATAATACATGAGCTTATGTTATGGATGATATGCGTCAACAAATTTTCACATCTCTTAGTGCATTGCAGAATTTAATGCAAATGCTTGATCAAACCACAGCAAAAGCAAATGCTACAATTCAAGCTGTTGCAGCGGCAGCGCAAGCGGCAGCTAGTATGGATTATAACAATCTCGCTGATTATGGTAGCGGTGCCGGAGGGAGCCCTAGCGGATCTGGAGGGAGCCCTGGCGGTGGAGGTTCTAGAAGAAGTCCCGGAGGAAGCTCTTCCAGATCTGGAGGCTGCTTTGAAGCTGGAACTTTAATACTTATGGCTGATAACAGTTTAAAGAAAATAGAAGAAATTAGGCAAGGTGATTTAATTATTGCTTATAATGAAATAAATAATGTTTTTGAAGAAGCTATTGTCAATGCTTCAAAATATTATTATAATCCTAAAAAATTAGTAAAAATTGTTCTTGAGAATGGCATTTGAATAAAAATGACTCCTGGTCATCCTATTTTTACTAAAGATGGATGAAAATCTCTTGATATAGAAAATTCATTATTTGAACATGGTTTAGAGGCAAAATTATTAACTATTGATGATAAAATTTTAACAATAAATGGATATTTATCAATAAAAGAAATTTTTTGATTTACTGTTCCAGAAGAATATTATGTATTTAATTTAGAAATTGATCAAATTCATACTTTTATTGCAAATGGTTTAGTGGTGCATAATGCAGCAGATCCGAGATGAAGTTCTATGGCTGCAAAAATGGATACTGGTGGTTATACTGGTGATTTTGGGCCTGCTGGTAAATGAGCAATTCTCCACGAAAAAGAAATTGTTCTTAATAAAGAAGATACTGCTAATATGTTAAATGTTGTTGGAATGGTTAGAGATATGGTAAGTTCATTTAATTTAAATGAACGTCTTAATAATTTATTATCAATGGCAACTACAGTTACCGGTATAGCGGGACCACAAACACAATCATTAGAACAACAAGTTCATATTGAAGCAAATTTCCCTAATGTACAATCACATACAGAAATTGAGACAGCATTAAATAATTTAATTAATTCAGCATCTCAATATGTAAATAGAAAATTATAATAATTATTCGGGAGGACGGAAGTCCTCCCTTATTTTTTTGGCCAATAGATGAAAAATATGCTAAGATAAAATTGAAGAATAAAAGAGATATAGAGAAAAAGGAGGGAAGAGTATGGCAGATAAATCAGATGTAATTCAAGATTATTTAAATTCTCTTAATGAAGCCATGGCTATTCACGCCAAAAAAGCAGTTGAAGGCTTGGAATTTGATCGTACTGAATTGGCTGAAATTGTTGATATTACCAATAGAGACAAAGGCGAATATCAAGTTTTTAATGGTTCAACAAGATATTTTGCTTATTCAGAAAATACAAGTTATACTCTCGGAACAAAAGTATATGTCACTATTCAGAATAATGATTATACTCAGCAAAAATTAATTAAAGGAAAATATAAATCTGGTGATGGCGATACTGGAATTAGCTGGGTATCACCGCTCGGTAACTACAGTGCGCAAACAGATAATTTAATTGAAGATGAGGCTTATAAAAATTTAAATTCTGATACATTTTCTAATAGCTCTACTGGACTAGAAAACATTCCAGTAAATAA